TCATGCCCGCATTGTTAACTATGTGCGAAGCAAATTCTCGACCGTCTTCAACCATTAAATGTACAGGACGTCCTGCGGCTTTCTGGATATCCGATCGAAGTCCTGCTAGTTCGCGAGCAACCAGTTGACTGGCTGCAATGGACTCTTTCATGTCTGTGGCTGTAGCAACGTAGGTGCCATCAGGAAGGATTGCGCCTTCTTTGCCAAACTCATTCATGTTCACTCGCACTGAGGGACCGTAAGCTTCTGAGGCAAATACATAATCTGCGGCATGCACGGATTCGAGGGATATCCCGCCGTCGGACATGCCTTTTGCCTTTCGGGCATCTCTACTTGCTGTCCCGGACGCGGTGGTTTCGGCGATGCTGTCCATCTTTCCTTGAACGAAGCTGCCGGTGGCGGCTCCGCCGGCTAGACTGAGAGCGCCGGCGGCGCCTAAAAGCGCTAGCGCAAAGGGCCACCCTACTCCTGGGGCCAGAACAGCTATCAATCCAGCCAGAGGGATCAGCATACTGGCTAAAATACTACTCACATATTTCATGGTGTTCGCGAATACGGATGCTCCAGACTGTGCTTTGCCCCACCCTTCAATAAAACTAGCAAAACCATCAATCATAGGCATGATGGTGTCCTCGATCACAGGACGCATATCGAGCGCCAGGGTACTAAGTGCCGAGGTGATCTTTTCCATCATTGTCTGCATGTCCGCGGCCTTCTCGGCAAGCTCGGCGGCCTCCAGGGCCTGCATTTGCATTTCGGCTGTCGACATCTTCATGAGGCGGCCCGTTTCCTCAACAGACATCCCCAAAGCATCAGCAATCGCCATCTTTTCGAAGCGGTTAAGAGCCTCAAACTGTTGTCCCGATAACTGAAGGGTTGTGCGAATTTGCTCAATTCTTTCGCCCTCACTGGCGTTCAACATATCGATGGAATTAAGGTACGGTCCGCCCAATATGGCATTCAGCTTGCCGACCGCTGTGGCGGCGCCCTCGAAGGTGTCGAACTTCTTGGTAATCGCCATAAGACGGCTAACTTCAATGCCCGTTTTCTTGGACTGAACTGCTAGATCTTTGAAGACATCTATCGCGCTGTCGCCAAACTTAGACAGCTCTCCGAATGAAGCCGCGAAGTCTTTTACCATCTTGCCCGGTGCGACGCCGATGTCTATGGCTGAGCCGGCCAAATCACGCAAGGTGTGTGCTGCTCCTGCAGCGCTCTTACCCAAGGTTCGAGTCATTTGGTCCAGGATCTTAGACTGGTCGCCCGCTGCGACGCCCATTTTCCCTAAAAGATTTGTAGTTTCAACGAGGTTGTTTTGCTCTCCTTTGTTCAGCTCGGTGAAACTGGACATGCTGGAGTACAACTCTGTAAAGGCTTTCCCTTGATCGGCAGCTGTTAGTCCTGCCTTGCGGCTAGCGACGCTAATGGCAGCAATTTGAAGGTTATACTCTTTGCCGGCGCCAGTGGCTTTACGGAAGGAAGAAATTGCCTTATCCTGTCCGAGGATAAAGTCTGTTGTTAGTTTCGCGAATGCCTTGAAGCCGGCTGCTAGCAGGTCAAACGCTTTAAGGATGCCCTGCTTGCCCATGGACTTGCCCATATCCATCATGGCGGTCTTCATGGAGCCGCCCTTAGCAGCGCCGGCGTTCAGCTGGTTACCTAGGTCGACCATTTTGTTGGTTAGTCCGCCAGATTTCAAGCCAAGTCCCAAGGCTGATTGACCCACTTTCGCGAGGGCGTCGCTCATGCCCGCTTGGCCGGCTGCAGCCGCAGTTGCCTCTTTCATCTTTTTGCCGGCGTTCTCTACAGCAATATTGTAATCATCCTGAGATATGGTTGCATTCTTAAGATCTCGTGCCAGCTGTATCAGGGCACTAGAATGATCTCGGATGGCTTTGGCTTCTTCGAGCTTGTACTTTTTTGTTATGCCCTGGCTGAGGCTGGAGTATTGCTTCTCAAGCTTCTCTATTACTTCTGTCTGCTTTTCATATGCTTTGGTTTCGCTCTCGATTTCATTAATGAGATCGGTTTGTGGTTCGCCTTCTGCGGCGCGCTCGACGCGAGGTCGCCTTCCGCCGGGTGCAGCCGCGGCTTTCCCTTCCATGACTTCTATAAATATTTTAAACTGTTCGTCAGTCACCTAACCATACCCTAGTGCTCGAAGGGCCAGCGCAGACCGGTCTCGTATTCAAACTTTTTGACAGCGTCTTGAACTTGATAGCGGGAGTTCATTGTTTGAGCATCGTTAAGTCCATGCTTCATAAAAGAATCCATGTATTTTTTCTCCTGCTGCAAAGCAGTGAAGAAGGACATGATTTGTCCTTGATTTCCGGATACCGAGATTTTGGGATATAGTTTGGACGGCGCCTCTGGTCCATAAAGGCTCTGCATCAAAAAATGAACATCAAGAGCAAAGTCACTATAAACATTTTCGTTTAAAGTGCCGCTATCTTTGTGATTTAAGTTCAGATGGATCTTGCGCATGTGACTATACCCTCAATAAATAAATAGTCTGAAACTAGAAAAGACATGGCTATTTGCGAGCCATGGCATTTTGCATTTCTTCGTTTTCTCTCTTGTGTTCTTTAATTAGTCGCTCAACGAACCAACGCCGGAGCATTACAGGTAGATTATATGCCTCAACAAATGACCAACTACCATGATACTGAAGAACAAACAGCTCTTCGTAGACTACTTCTTGGTAGTCATGCCCCAGGCCAAAAAAACTCTGCCGTCAGCGGCATTATGACCTCCCCACCAAAGGTGCACGATTCACAGGTGAACTCGTGAGTAAGATCGACGTCGGGTCTAATGCCTTCGTAGATTGCTCGCAAGAAGCGAGAGTCGCGGACAGGCATCACATCCACAAATTGGGACAGCATGCCAGTATCAGTGACACCAGCAACCGAAACGATCACCGCTTTGAGCAGATCAGTGCTCTTGGTGTCCGGAAGATTAAGTTTCTTCTTCTTTGTGAGCGAATCGTTAAGCTTTTTCTCTGTTCCGGACGTTAAAAGACGTACCTCCACCATGACATTGGTGGTGGGCAACTCAAACATGAATGTGCCGGTGGGCGTCTGCTGAATATCGTCCCCAATATCATCTGCGAAGTGAAGACTCAAGGCTTCAAGATTAAACTCTGCGTCATTATTCTCCCCGCAGGAAGGGCAACTGACGCTTGTTTTATAATCGGGTCCGAAACCCGTAATCCTAGAGGATACAACAAGAGCGTTCTTATCGCCGACAAGAAAGTCATCTATTTTGAGTGTTTTGTCCACCAAAAGAGACTGAAGCATTCGATCCAGTGCCAAACCCTTACGCAAGAGTGCCTCGCTGGTAAGGATATCCTCTTCTTTTGCTGTCATGTGACGCAGCTCAACCGTCTCGACGCCCACTAAGGGGTGGTCTTCGGGATAAAACCTTCCTCGACTAGGAAGTTCAACAAATTCTGTTGGTGTAACAAACGAAAAGATGTCGTGTGTTGCGGCAGCCACTGCGGCCGCGGGGGAGGGCGCCGTTGGCGCCGATGGTTGCATTCTCTGAGAGTTTCTCTTGCGATTACCCATTAATTACCTGCTTTCTTGTACCTCTAGGTCGCTGTTGCGAATGCAACAGCGGGACCAGAAGTATATACAGCATAATCATAGCGCATCTGAACCGTAATATTAAGTAATTCTGTATCTGAGTCGTAACTTAGATCGCCGAAAGTCGCATTTGTAATAAAGGAGTTAATTAACTGCCACTGTCCAACATTGCCGCCTTCGCCGTTAACCTCGGTGATGGTTACAATTCCGAGTGCACTCAGCGCATCATACTTATTAACTGTTCCTGGGGCTTGTCCAGCCAAAACCACATTTTCCTGAATATCCGGCTGCAAGTATCCCATCTGTGCCAAAGCATTGATGAGGAGTGCGTTACCGTCAGGATTAATAGCGTTAACGATTGTAGCTGTCACCTCGTTCCATTCGACAGAGCCGGGGTAATAATATGTGTTACCTAAAAACTTATGGGCAGCTTGTCCCACCGTATAGCCAGGCTTGGTGACCGACTTTGCGAGGTATTTCGCGTAGGCAAAGGCTTCGTCGCCACTACCATCATTCATCCTGGGAAAATCCAAAATAAATCTATGTGCTCTTTTTGGCTCTGATAAAGCGCTTGTCCAGAATGGCATTATTTAAGTACTCCTTATAAGTTCTAAAGTTAAATAGTGCGGGAGATTAAAACCTCCCACTTTATTAATCGTCAAAGCTAGCTCCCGTACGAGTAATGTTGAAATCAATCGCAATGTACTCGATAGCGCGGGTTGGCTTCAAGAAAATCCGGGCATACATGATATTCCTATCAACGAGTTCCGGGGTTGTAGTTGTCTCGTCAAGGACCAACTTAAAGTCTGAGAGTCCGAAGTTAGTCTTGATGTCCGAAAGAATCGGAGTAACCGAGGAAATAAACCTATTCCATGTAGTCTGAACATTGGGATCAAACAACAGGGTGGCTGCAGCCTGCGACACACGCTTCTTCACGAAGATCATCAGGCGGCGAACATTGATGCGGTCCAGGGCCGAAGGTGTAATCTGCAGAGTCTTCTGACCAAAGATCACAATTCCTTCCGCCGGGAACTTGGCAATCGGATTAATGTTTGCCTCATACAGAGTATCGCGGTTCTTGCGCGTCAGCTTGTGAGCAACATCAACAATCGGAATACCTGCGGCTCCCTCGGTGAGTCCACCGCGGTTGAAACCAGCCGGCGCAAACCAGACCTGAGTCTTCTTCTGCGAGCTGGAGAAGGTCCCCAAGGCTGCCACAGAAGGCGGCACCCAGACGGACGAGCCGTTAATGGTGTCGCGTGCACGGAGCCACGGATAGAAGCAGCAACCATAAGAGGTGTTGAGCGCTCTCTGTCGCAGAGACGTAACTGTAGAATTAATATCCGACAAAGTGTTGTTCCGCGAAGAGGTCTTACCCTCAGCGCGAGGTGAATAGCCGCCCTCAAGGTCAACAATGGCGAGAGCGTCTGCACGATCCTCACAAACATTGATCAAGTTGGTGGTTAAGCCAGATTGCTTAAGTCCCGGGATTGCCGCGAGGTTCATTTCCACGACTTCAGGATCAGAAATTGCATCAATCGACTGACGAATGGAATTAAAGGTATAGTTATTGGCGTCGCTAGGTGTGCCGGAAAGGTTGCGGTTAGCAAACGGGTCCAACTCACGAATGTTGACACCATCGAATCCACCGTACATCGGTACAGTGAAGCGATCATAACCAGCATCCAAGACGCCCGAGACGGCGCCATCAAAGTTGGTAAGGGAATTCCCTGCAGCGTGAGAGCCAGAAACCCAGACACCCTGAGATCCGCTAATGTCGTCTAGCGTAAAGTACATGGAGCGCTCGGTAGCACTGGGGTCGGGGCCACCAAACATACCGGACACCATGCCGCCGCGAGGGCGCAGGACATCGATAGTCGAATGGTCGAATACGGTCCCACCTGCTGTACGCGTTGTCTGCAGTCCAAAGTAAGCGTCTGTCTTGTTGCTCAGATTTCCTGCAGAGGCGCTAACGCGGAACTCCGGGGCTGGGTAGAACACCGATGCAGTGAGTGTGGATCCACTGACAATGAACAGGGAGCCTGTTGTGTAGTTTCCTGCAGCGTTCCACTGTCCTGCCTCTGCTAGGGGTCGTGCGTTCAATGCCATGGCTGATCCCGAGAGCCAGTTAGACTGAGTGCAGTTCGGCGGCGCGGGGTCGGCGGGTGCGGTGCTGCCTGTAATATCGGCATCATCATCATACTTGAGGATTCCGCGGAAACCAAAGGGAAGAAGGGTGGCATTATCGCCCACGATTTCTTCGTTAACGGAAACGCGGATATACTTCGAGACATTCGGGTAATCGCCGTATTCAATATAGCGCCGCTCCGTGGAGTCCCAAGTAGTGTATCGATCGCCGACCTTGCGCGCAATGTAATTGAGCGAATCAGGGTTCAAATCAAGACCAGTAAAACTTTCCACTATGCGGACGACATTATCGGAATCGCTTAAAGAGCGAACAATCAGAGAGAATGTTCCGTACGGATTGGTCTCATTAGTGGAAATAGTGATATCCTGGATGGAGACCTTAAGGTTACGGTTCGACCAGTCGCCGGGCTCGCCCAAAGCGACAACTTTGAAGAGAGTGGGCATCTGTTCAGCGGAGTACGCATTAGATACCGTTCCTCGTTCTGACAAATCACAGCCAATAATAAATGGTGTTTCAGCAGCCTGGAGAGGCGCACGATAGTTGTCTCCGAAGCTAAAACCAGTACTCCTGGGATCTATTTCAACGATTGCTGCATAGGTTGATCCGGCTGTCGCTGGGACATTAGCGCGAAGATGGCGATCAAACGTCTCGCCGAGGAAGTAGTTAGACTCCAGTTCCACCAAGTCCGCATTCGAGCGTGCAGGGGTAGTATTAAAGATCTTGCGGATATAACGTGAGCTATCAATATCAAAGTTGAAAGAGGTGGTCAGGGTGCCGGCGCCAACATCGCCGCCGGGGGTGTGCATAAGCATCTTAAACTCATAAGGAGTCCCAGAGTCACACACAACAATATTGGAGCCAGTTGCTTCAATACCGGCAGACCAAGTCTTGGTACCACCTGCAGCGTCGGAATTCGTCGCCAGCGCGCCACTCAGCTGCAGGGTTGTGCTGCTGTCTGTGGTATAAAAGATCGCTGCGAGGGATCCCTCAAGAGAGCCGGAGCCGATCGTCGGGGTGGTCGGTCCAGTATCTTCGGGCTGGAAGACCACAAGTCCCCATGCCTTACCGTCATCGCCACCGTCCCAGCCGGCTTCGCCGGTTCCAACTTCAATGTCGGATGCGGGGGCCTGGCTTCCGAGAAGACGAATATAGGTCAGAGGAGAGCTGTTTCTTAAGTAGGCCTGGGCGGCGTATACACCGTAAGTAGGGGCAGTTTCGTTCCAGGAGCCGCGGCGCCACACATCACCGGCTGCGTTGCCGGGTGAGGGAGTACCGAAGACCTGCACAAACTCCGAAAAGGAATCTACCGTGGTAGGGCGCAAGGCGGGTCCTTTTTCTGCGCGACCTATAACGACCGGTCCAATTCCCGCTGGGGAAGCCGGCATCTGTGAGTTATCGACTTCGTTGACGAAAACTCCGGGTGATACAAATCTGAAATTTTTTACTGACATTCGTTTTTATCTCCTAAACCTGGGATATTCTTATTAAATAGTATTGACTGCGCGCAATAGTATCTAATCTCTATAAAATCCGCCTTTAATATTGTCGGGGATGTCCCCTAAAATTACCTTTTCTCTTGACAGCTTGTACTCAACGGCATTCTCGCGGCGGACTAACTTAGGTTTTTCTTGATTTTCGCCATCGCCGATCAGGTATCCCAATACCTCAATATTTACTGTATTCTCATAATTTCGGCGCGCCATACCCAAGTCTGCCTTATTTGATCCATTTGCAAAATCGCCGCTAATGAATACTTCATAATAATGATTTTCATAATTAATTCTTTTTGGCATCGGACTGTTGCCGGGGACGGTTATGAAAGGGCGCAGCATTTCATTAACCTGTTGTTGGTACTCACTACGAAGTGTTATTTCATAATTTACTGAGATCCACGTGGGAATAGGTATAGTGATGGTCTCATAGACCACCTTCTGTACAGACATGTTCCGTTTATTGGTGTTATTCATCTTGCTCGACACTGATTTGTCGGGGCCATACTTCCTTGCGGCAAGATTGTTTTGGAACTCAGCGGTCTTTTTTTGATTAATTTGTCGTGCGATGGTAACAACACCACCTTTCGCATCGGGCACCGGATATAAATTTGCATATACGGTTCCCTTTTTGTTGGGATTCTTATTAATCGATGCCCGGTTGACCGTGATAAGAGGGAGGACCAACATTTCCTCCTTATCCCTTAGATCCTTATTGTGTTTAATCTGATAGGCGCGCTCAGACGTAACCCACAGAACCGGGACCTTCTTAAATCCCTCGTTTGTGGTAACTGATAAATTAAGTTCATCATCAATGAACCGCAGCATAGCGGCATCAATGGTCTCTAGGGAAGAGACTGAAAATTCAATCTCCTTGAGCTTAGCGGCAACTGCCGGGTCACCAATGTAATCATACTCGTTGGCAGCCTTGTTTTGTATTTGAGCCTGTGAGCGCTTACTTCGAGACATCGTCTATACTCCCTTAGCCTACAAAGATGCCGGCAGGGATGTTTTCCATGACCTTCTTGGTGGAATCCTGCAGTGTAGCATCTTTGGTGGCCATCTCGGCGTATGTAAGCTGGTCGAGAGTAGTCTTAAGTTCCTCACGCAAGGCGTCTTGCTCGGATTTCGCCTGGGATAACAACTCCGAGGCGTTCAGGGTGACACTCTCTCCGGGGATTGGCACAGTTGCGAACTTGCCGCGTACTTGACCTAAAATTTCCTTAGTAAGCGCCAATGCAAACCTCCTAATCCACTGTTTACCGATGGCATTGATGTTTTCATAAGGGATATTTTGAAACGGCAAAGTATTCATATTATTAATGCCTTCAATCCCTGATTTGGGCTGATCCGTCCCCTCTTCCCATGGAGAGAACTGATGGTCGATAGTAAACTCGACCCAAATCTTCCCTACTTCCAGTGAATCTGGTTGTGGATAAATCCTAAGTTTGTTGTTTCTTATCTCATAGGAAAAATGAGAGGTACGGGTCCATAAAGCGTCCTCATACGCCATTGCCTGAAGCTTATTCTGCCAGGTGGGGACAATCTCAAAAGTAGAATCATCGGCGAACTGTCCATAGGTACGCATATTGCCGACTACCGAGAATCCTCCATAATATCCATAAAAACGCCACATAGCTCGGGGCGTTTTATAATACACTTTACGAATCGTAATGCGTTTATCTTCAATTTGTTCAAAATATGGAACCGACGTATCGGTGGCCGATGAGGCAGACAGCAACGCTTGAAGGTCGTAGTCTTGTTGTCTCTCAACTCTAGTAATAGAACCGGAATAGATTGGAAGTGTGCCGCCGAGACCCGTTTCGGTCATGGTTCGCTCTGAAACGCGATGAACAAATCCGTAATCGAAGCGCGGGTAGCGGAGGGCTACATCTGTGCCGGCGAGCGGATCCGTGGCAGCTATCTGTCCGTCCTGATCAAAGGACGCGGTCTGGGCGCCGAGAAGGTCTGAAAGAGAGTTCTTGCTTTGATGAATATTTATAAGATACGAGTACTCTAGAACTGCTTCTTCGTAGGCAGCATAGACGCTCCCTTCAGCCAATTCAATGTCTAGGACATCACCTCCGAGCTTTTTATAGGTGTAAGAAACCTGATCGGCGGCGCCTGACACAAATGGGTCAGACGCAGCATAAATGCCAAAAGGCAGTGTATTGGCTACATTGGCAGGTGATCCTGTCACCGGCAATACATTTGAATTGGTAGTGGAGGCGGGGTTTAAAACTGGTACTGCCATAGTGGTCCCTCTTGTAGTCTAGTACTAAATAGAAAGCCCCGCCTCAAAGAGACGGGGCTTTAACTATTTTGACCTTAAGTCAGGCTATATCTAAACCAGGTCGCGAACGACAACCAGTCCATACATATCCGGACGCACCATCTTCTTGGCATATCGAGTCATCACGCCCTTGCGAGGCACGAAGTCTTCAACACCGAAGATCGTAGGTGTGGTCTGCAGCGGCACATAAGGTGCATACACATAACCACTCTCAAGGAAGCTACTACCACGACGGCCAACTAAGACCAAGTTACGTGGGAAGTAGGGATCGACAATAATGTCGAACTTCTTCGAAAGCGAACCAACCTTAACAGCACCCGCGTCGCCGCGGTCGCTATCAGCAGTCACATTGGCACGGAAGCCAGCGGTGAACTCAAGGATGTTGGCAACTTCAGGTCCGCAGACGA